TATATGACTTGCATGAATCTCTACAATTTCACTCATATTCAGAGCAGCCTCCACCAACTCGCGCACCTCTTTGCTTGCGATGACGGCGGCATAGGCGGCCTCTGGCTGATATGTAACTATGCGCCAACCATTACCTCCGTATTTATGAAATATAGAGGTTAGCTCATCCAGCGTTTCTTTACTTGGTTTCATGGTCGGTGTCCTTTAGTGATGATAGTGATTCTTCAATATCTTGTGCGTAAGATTGATTCGCGTATGGTATTTTGCGATAATCTACAGCGTTGCAAACCTCACATATTCGCCATTGAATACGGCCAGCATACGCATCTACAGGCTTGCCCCACTTTGACCATTTATGAAATATATGCATAGCCTAATCCCCATCTCTTCCATATTCATGTCCACTTGCGCTGTTCACGCTGCTGTCGTCGGCATGGGCGATGATGCTAAACGCAAAGAAAACCAGCAGACCAATAAAGACAGCGACGCCAACTGCATCCACATAAAACCGCATTCTGTTGTAATCGTTAATACTCATCTTACTTCTCCTTTGTTAAAATTCTGGTGACTGCGGGCAGGATTAAAACCAAACCCCACGGTATTTCTCAAACTTTGAAAACTTAGGCGACCTATGTGGATAAAGACTAATAGCCTTTACATTTGCCACCTCCTTTTGTGGTATCAAATACCAGCATTGATGTGGAAAAATATATGCCGCTACAAAATCAACACATTCTCCTGTGTAAAACTTTTTTGAATCCCTTCCATTAGAAGCCATAATACGAAACCTGTTACATTTTGAGCTTTTATCAAGCGTTTTTGTGCTTTTTATTTGTATTTTATAAATGTGATTACCAGCGTGTAGAAGCGCATCATAAGGAGCATTGTCACCATAAGGCTTTGACACTATGTATCCACGGCTCATAGCTTCCGCTGCAAAAATAAGCTCAGCTATTTCACCTGTTGATTTTGTACTTACTTTCATAAAAACTCCAAACTATTCCCACCACGCCGCCGCAGTCATATTGTGGGGAAGGCAGCCCATCTATTGCCAGTGAGGCACATCTTGCTACTAGGCCTAACCTTAAGTTTCGGCTTCCCCTAAAATTATTCCTAATCAAAATCAGGATTTGAACCTCGTATAGTTTTTTGAGGATAATAATCCCTGTAATAGTTACTACGCTCTTTATTTATAGAGTCAATATATTTTTTATAAAGTTTCTGAAGTTCATCTTTCTGTGTTGCTGTCAGCTCACTTGCCTCATCAAGCGATGTGACAGCATACAGCTCGTAGGCGCTAAAATCAAACTCAGAGTCCAAAATGATAGTCTCATCCAATGAGGTATCCAAATCTAAGGCCATGGCTCCAAAATAGGCCAAGTCGTCAAGACATGGAAACTCAAACTCGCCTAGGCAGTATTTAGTTTCGTCTTGCTGCATACAATTCCTCCGCTAATTGGTTATCTGGTCGCTTATCTGCAAGGATACCTCGCACCGTGATATTATAATGCCTTTTTAGCTGCTTGGCTATCGTCTTAGTGTGAACCCCATAGCGCTCACTCAGTGTGCAGGCTGGTAAACCTTGGTCTTTAACAGCACGAAGACTAGAAATAAACCTCCGCAAGGCGTTTTTGTCTTTTGAAAAGGATAGGTTAGAATCTCTCATTTTTGCCCTCCAATGAAGCCGCATTAGCGTGCATAATAATCCTCCATAAACTCTAGCAGAGCATCCTTTGCATCTTCACACAGCTCACGCTTAACGAAGTCAGGCATAGCCATAACCTCGTCTTCATCTAAGCCTAAGCCATGAATCAAAAAACGCTCACGGACTTGTTTTGTTATTTTCATTTTAATCTCCTAGATTTCTACCTTAATAGCTAAATATCCTGCCTTTTTAGTCGTGTCAACAGGTTTTTTGAATATCTCAGACCAACCTACGGTCTCAGCCATATAACCTACGAATGGCTCACTCAAATACCCCTCTTTAATCAGGAATGCCCCCAAGGTCTGAACACTTGCCAGCTCTTTGATAAGCTCCAATGCCTTAACAGGCCAACCTACCCAACGTGCTACAGGGTGCAATGGTAACTCCCCCACCATCCAAGGGTCGCTTAGCAGGTCATCCAAGACAATAGAATTGACAAAGTTCAGGTCAATATAACGCCACCCGTTCTCAATGAATTCCACGTTCTCATACAAATCCGCACTTGCCTCATCAAGGCTTTTGCTACGTTCTGCGATATAATCGATTAAATCAATTTGTTGCATATAAACTCCTTATTTAATAAAATAGAATGGTTGTTCAGTGGACTCAAAAACCTGTGTGTCTTTAAGCCCATGATGATTTTTTACCCAGTAAACAGTAGCCTCCTTTTTAGCTTTTGGAAAGATTTTTGGAAAAAGGCTGGATGCCTGAACAAGGAATCGGGTATCAAACGCAGAAAAAAATTTCTCCCCCCGCATTAACCAAGGCCATCGCCTGTGATGTTCAGGGGTATCTATTAAACGCATTAGGACGCCATTTAGAAGCCATCCTATATCTTGACGCTGGATGACTACCGAACGCCCCGACTTAGCCCTTAAAGCCCTATTTAAGGCCTCCGCATCGATAGTTATATACAAGGGAGGTGCTTCACATTCTTTAGTGGCATAGATAGCTAGGCTTGCCCCATTATCTGCTATAGCATAGGCAAGGCCGCTGTTATGCAACTCGAAAGTCACCCTCCCTTCATGCCAGATATGGATGCAAAGCGGTTCAATGATTGCCCTTGGTATTAGATAGCGCATAAACTAGCCCCTTGTATATATCAGGCCGTCATCGCCTTTTAGGCGCTTCTTATAGCGTCCATTAGGCTTTAAGCATTCATACGCATTAAAGTCTGCATAATGCCTTGCACCATGGCCAAAGCGTATCTCTCCTTGCGTAGGTTTACGAGAATATTCTATAAGAACTTCTCCCTTGACAATCTTAAACATATCCTCAAAGGCTTGCGATGGCAGCTTATCGCCCCAAATGTCGTATTTTGCACGAAAAGCATCACTTGCTCGCGTGGAAATCTTTGCAGTCTTAAAGTAATTATAAGCATCGCGCCAATTGTCAAACTCAATGACCTTACGCTCCGCCTGTTTAAGTGTTTGATAACGCATGATAAAACCTTTCAGTGTTGTTTGTGTTGTGTCTTAAAGCCTACACGGCCTCTAGAACGGTGAAACCAGCGTCCCGCAAAGCGCGTTGCCAGTCACTACCTTCGCCCCCGCGATGAGCGGCGGGGATAATGTCAAGCCACACGAGGTGAGCGGCGTCTGACTTTGTCAAGTCGACTTTATGTTTTGCGGCGGCAAGAAAAGCTGCGCTGCGCTTATCATAGCCATAACCCGTTGCATAGCCACGTGTCATCTCTGCGCCCAATATGTGTAAATAGCACCACGTACGCCCCGCACCATCTTTAGGGAATTTGAAAGCCACTGTGGCTACTCGCTCCCCGTCTTTCAAGATAACAAAAGCCGATACACTGGCAAATGCTTTGTTGTGTAAGTCGTAAATGTTTGTCATTGCCTTATACTCCCTAGTAAACTGTTAAAAGTGAATAAATGTTAAGGATAACGCCAAAGGCTACAAAGCCTAAAAATAAGGCGTTGAAATAACCAAAGCGTTTTAATAAGCTTTTACGCTTTAAGCTGATAGGCTCTTTCATCCATTGGCTGTATATTGTGTCTGTATGTTTCATTTATTTAACTCCTTTGTTGTGTTGATATATTCTTTCTAGCATACCAAATGAACATTGCAAGAAGAAAATGCATATCTAATGAAAATAATTTCCAGAAGGTAAATCCTTATATATCAATGCCAATGAAGATTTTACTTGACAAGAGGCTAAAAGTATGCTATTAATAAAGAGTTATTAAGTAACTTTGAAGTTTATTCCCTAACTAGGGTTAGTTACGGGCGTACACGCCCAAGGTTACGTGAATAAGACTAAACATAAATAACTTTGTTTAGACTCTTTCTTTATAGCAGTGCTATCACGGGGAGGGGAGGAGTATAACCCTCAAAATATATTTGTGAGAATTCAAACTTTAAGGCTTTACCATGGTTTTTAGAAAAGGTCAATCTGGCAATCCAAACGGAAGACCAAAGAATGTCAACCGAAAGATTGCAGGAAAGCTTAACGACTCTGATAGAACAAACCTAACTAAATACTTAGTCGATAAAGACCTTGATAGTGTTTTAGCTTTCTTTTGTTCCAGAGCAGAGACACCAGCGGATGCTTATAAGTTCGTTAAGGAATTTCTCCCATATCTTACACCAAAGCTGCAAAGCATCAAGACTGAAGTCAAACAAGACAATGAAATAACTATATCTTGGCTAGGGTTTGATAAAATCAGTCTAAAGCCTGCTTTAGATAACAGACAAACAACTATGAAACTGCCCAAAGACAAAACAAACAAGAAACAATCTATAGAAGATGTTTTTAGCTGTAGCCAAGCGCAAGCACCAATAGAAGCAGAATTCATTGAATTGGTAGAAGATACAAAGAGTTAATGGAAGTATTAGCTTAATGGGAATGAGAGAGAATGAGCAGGAATGTAGCTTAGGACTAGTCCTTCCTATAATAACCCTACAAATTACTCAGGTATTATTTCTCTAATATATTAAATAAGTTTGTGTTAAGCTATACCCCATCCCCTAGTCTCACTCCCTACCATGGTACCCAATAGTCGTTCGACTATCCCCTTCCCCATCGTTACCCCTCAATCATTCCATTATTAAGCTAATGCGTTTCTAATACCCCTTAGAACAAAGGCAACCATATGGCTAGGCATACCCCCTGCCAGTGCCTCAAATAGGGGGGTGGGTTTTGCAATTGACCCGAAGGGGGGTATAACCAAAAATGCATTGTTGGAAATTGCTGACTAGTCCAAATCCTATCCAGTATAGCCAAACCCCCTCCCAGAAAAAATAAAATATTATTCACTTTTTAGTACGATTTTACTTGACAACTATTCCGAATGGAGCTATCTTGTCCTTTAGTCCATATAAAAATAATAAGAATGTGTCGCAAGTAGAAGAATACCCCCTTGCCTTAACAAGGCGTCAGTTAGAAGCTATACTCCCTGAAACCGATGGTACATTATGGTTCCATTTATTCCCTGAGGAGATTCGTAGTCTAAGGGAGTCTGTGCGATTATACCCACTGAAGAAACAGGTTAATGGCTAAGCTAGTCAAAATCCCATATCAGCCACGAGATTGGCAATTGAATGAGCATATGAATCTTGCTCGTTTCACTGTCATGGTAGTCCATCGTCGTGCTGGGAAGACCCACTTCGCTGTGAATGAGTTGCTCAAGAGAGCATTGGATTCTTCTAAGAAGAGACCACAGGTGGCATACATTGCCCCGACGTATAGACAGGCTAAACAAGTTAGCTGGGAGATTTTCAAAGAGGTCGTTGCTCCTATTCCCAATGTTAAGGTGAATGAGTCAGAGCTTCGTATTGATTTACCCAATGGTGGTCGTATCCTTGTACTGGGAGCTGAGAATCCTGATAGTCTCCGTGGTCTCTACTTAGACTACGCTGTTCTCGATGAAGTAGCAGATATGCCAGAGACACTGTGGAATACAGTTATCCGTCCTGCATTGTCTGACCGAGAAGGTGGTGCATTATTTATTGGAACTCCTAAGGGTCAGAACTTCTTTTATGACCTCTATGTCCGTGGAAAGACCCAGAAGGGTTGGCGTTCTATTAAGCTGTCGTATCATGACACAAAGGCTCTGAAAGAGTCAGAGATTCATGACCTACGATTGGAACTCTCTCCTGAGGATTTTGAACAGGAGATGGAGTGTAGCTTTACTGCTGCTATCCGTGGAGCCTACTTCGGACGTAACCTGACCAAGGCAGAAGATGAAGGCCGTATGTGCCACATCCCTTATGACCCAGAGTTACCTGTGATTGCAGGGTGGGATATTGGATTCGATGGAACCGTTGTGTGGTATGCCCAAATGGTATTAAACCGTGTCAATATCATCGACTGCGATGTATTCAAGAAGGGTGAGGATGTACCCGACGTGGTTAAGGTTGTTAAGAATAAGCCTTATGTCTATGATAGACAGATTCTCCCACATGATGCTGTGAAGCGTTCTAATACGAATAAGAAGCTGACAGTCAAGGGGACTGTCGAGGGCTTTGGCCTTAAATGTGTAGTGGCTCCCCGTGATGATATTATGACGGGTATTAACGCAACAAGACGTCTTATCGACAAAGCATCCTTTGATGCTGAGAAGTGCAGAGAAGGTCTGGTTGGATTGAGCCTGTACTGCCCAGATAGCCCACATGAACTTACGCATATTCCTGATGCCCTACGCACTCTAGCAGTTGGTTTAACCCGCTCAGACGCAACAGGTCAGGCAAGACATATTGGTGTCTATGGTCGTTATGACCCACTCACCCCATCTTATAACAACGTTCAGAATAGCTGGGACGTATTCAATTAGAGGTATCTATGGCAGCAGCAGCTCCAATGATTTTAAGCACGATTGCATCCCAGGTTGTAGGTGGCTTTGTTTCTAAGGCAATGGCGCCAAAAGAGAAAGCTGCTCCTGCACCAGTGGCTCCTACCATGGAACCAGAAAAGAAACAGCCTGACCCTGACTCTACGGGTATCGCCGCAGCAGAGCGTGTCCGTCAAGCATCTGCCCAACGTCGTGGTCGTAGCTCTACCATTCTTACTGGCCTCCCTCAAACGGCGGTTAATAACGCATCAACAACTGTCCTTGGTGGTTAATCTTGGAAAATCCCTACGATAAGTTAGCACACAGCATTGTCGAGCGTAAGAATACGCTGAAGACATCCCGCAGCAATGTGGATTCTGTTTGTGAACAAATTAGCGAGTTCGTTCTCCCCAACCGTGGTGACTTTATTACCAAACGGGCATCTGAGGGTCAACGAAACAACTCGCGTCTATTCGATACGACGGCTATCCATGCCAACGAAATGCTTGCAGCCGCTATCCACACAGGTGGATTTAGTCCTAGCTCCAAATGGTTCGACCTCCGATTGGAGGATAAGGTACTTTCTCAGAACGAAAACGTGCGTCTATGGCTCGAAAGCGCTATGAATACCATGTATCGTGACTTCGATAGCTCTTTTGGCAACTTTTACCCGCAAAACCACGAGTTCTTACTCGATTTGACAGCCTACGGCACTAGCTGCATGTATGTGGAAGAAGCTAAAGGACGCGGAATCCGCTTTATGACCCGTCATTTGTCCCAGATTCACATCGACGAGGACATGAGCGGTAACGTTGATACGGTATTCTATGCTTTTGAGTACACGGCACGTCAAGCGCTACAGGCATGGGGAGAAGAAAAGCTCCCACGCAAGATTAAGGAAGCGCTTGTAACCAAGCCGCAAGAGAAATTTAACTTTATTCACGCCATTATGCCCCGCGAAGATGCACTTCGCCTGACTGACGGCACTATCAAGAATACGACCAAGCGCCACACCTATGTGGGAATGTATGTTATGGAAGATGGCTGTCATGTACTTGATAGCTCAGGCTTCTATGAAATGCCGTACATCGTCTGCCGTTGGGAGAAACTTATCGGCGAACGCTATGGTCGTAGCCCAGCATGGAACGCTCTCCCAGACATCCGTACCATTAACGTCATGTCTGAGACTATCCTTCGTGCAGCACAGAAGATGGTTGACCCCCCACTACTCGTAGCAGATGACGGCGTGGTTATGCCAATGCGTACACACCCTAATGGTATTAACGTCGGCGGTCTCTCTCAAGATGGTAAACCTCTGATTGCTCCCTTGCAGTCTGGCGCTCGTTTGGATATTGGTCTTGAGATGATGGACCAACGTCGTCAGGCTATTCGCCGCGCTTTCTATGTTGACCAGTTTACCCCTAAAGATGGTACACCAATTACAGCTACCGAAAGCCAGTACCAGCAAGAAAATGCCTTGCGTCTCACTGGCCCTCAGTTGAGCCGTATCCACAGTGAGTATGCCTCACGCCTTATTTCTCGTGTATTCAACATCAATATGCGCTCTGGCAAGTTTGGGCGTACCCCAGATGAGTTGGCGAATGTCGATGTCCGTATTGATTACATTAACCCCCTTTCTCGTCTTCAGCGCTCTCATGAGCTTGTAGCACTTAATCGTGCTGTAGAAGCCTCTCTGCCTATCTTGGAGTACAAGCCTGATGTATTGGACATCTTGGATGGTGATGCACTATTCAGAAACAGCCTCGAAGTCGCTGGCGTCGCTTTGCAGCACACTAAGAAAAAGGCAGATGTGGATAAAGAGCGTCAATCTCGCGCGCAACAGCAGCAACAGCAACAAGCCGCTATGATGGCTAATGAAGCTGGCCAAACGGCTGCTAAAATGAAAACAGCAGGGATGGAAGTATAATGTTCGATTACTTAGCTAAAAAGAAACAGCGTGTCCAAGATTTCAACCATGTATTTGGTACTATCGAAGGTAAGCGCGTATTAGCCGAGATTTACAAGATGTGCGGAATGAATGCTCAGATTCACGCAGCAACCCCATACGATACAGCCTTCAACGCGGGAAAACACCGTGTAGGCCAAGGTATCGCATCAATTCTTTCTCATGGTGAGGGAGAACTTTTCAGTCTCACCCGCGTTGTACAACAAAACGAAGAAGCGGTGGAGCATAACTACTAGAGGAAAATATGTCAGAGAATAACACCGAGGTCTCTACGGAGGCAACCAACAGTGAAGATTCCCAAGTTCTAACAGGAACCACACAGTCAACGGAAGATTGGCGAAGCCTACTCCCAGAGGAAATTAAAAGCGCTAAATCGCTAGAGTCTATTAAGACCGTTGAGGATTTAGCCAAGGGTTATGTTAATGCTCAAAGCCTAATTGGTAAGCGCTTTGAAGATATGACCCCAGACCAAATGGACGCCTACTTCAATAAGAAGGGTCGCCCAGAAGCCCCAGACGGCTATGGTCTAGAAATCAGCGACGGCATGGATAAAGACCTCGTTGATTGGTTCAAACAAACTGCACATAAGCAGGGTTTGCCAAAAGAAGCTGCGGAAGGACTGTTCAAAGAATGGAACACCCGCATGGAAGACCTTAACACTAAGATGCAAGCAGAGCAACAACTCCGTCAAGCAGAAGAGCTTAAGGCCCTCAAGCGTGACTTTGGCGCTGCCTATGATGAACGTGTTGAGCTTGCTAATCGCGCTCTTACTGAAATTGGTGGCGATGAGTTGGTTAAGGCTATCAATGATTCAGGTATGGGTACTAGCCCAGCACTTGTTAAAGCCTTGGCAAAAGTTGGCATGATGCTTGATGAAGGTCGTTCCGTAGAAAACACATCTTCTGGTCGCTTTGGTTTAAGCGCAGAAGAGGCAACCAGTAAAATCATGGAAAAGCGTAAAGACCCAGAGTTTATGGCGATTTACACGAATCCAAGTCACTCTAAGCACAGCGTTGTAAAAGCTGAATTAGAGAATTTGTACAAGATTAGAACTAGCGCGAGTTAGTTCAATGCGTGGGGGAGATACGCAGATATTCCCACAGCTATTTCTGCCGTTAGTCGCGTCAAGATTAGGTGAGCCGTCGTAAGACACAAGCAAATACCGAAATTCATTTTTCAAACTTAACTCTTTAGACTGGAGAAAACTTATGGCACTTGGTGGTACTTATCAAGATTTCCATATGGAAATGTTCAAGGATAATCTTGAACACGAACTACAGCAATCTGGTTCACTGTTGACTGCAACTGTAACCGTAGAAGCTGTGGAAGGCAATAAAACTTGGTTTACCAAATATGGTAAAGCTAGTTCTTATGTTAAAGCACAACGTGGTCAGCTTAAAACCTACCATGACGATACCTATGAACGCCGCCTTATCACCTTCGTGATGAACAGCTCTGATAAATTGCTGGACGTTACCGATGGCCTCGATATGGTGAAATCGCCTAAATCTGATGCCTTGCTTGCAATGGTTCAAGAATTGGGTCGCGCTCGTGATGCTATCATCTTCACTGCACTTTCTGGCTCAGCTACGAAACAAGAAACTGGTTCTACCAGCTCTGTTTCTTTGCCTGCTGCTTCTAAAGTTGCAGTAAACTCTCACAAGTTCAGCGCTGTTGCTGGTACGAATGACATTGGTCTTACCCCATCTAAACTCAAAGAAGCTTTGAAGTTGCTGGGTGAAACCTATGTTGACGCTACCCGTGAGCCTGTATTCGTAGTTGGTCCAATGAACCAATTGATGAAACTGGCAGTAGCAGACGAAGTAATTCGTGGTGGTGACTTCAACCGTAAGAACGTTTTGGACGTACCTGGTATTATCCCTGGTCTCCAAGGCTACTTGGGTTTGAACTTCATTGCTTATGAAGAAACTGACCTTGTTAATACCTCTGACGAAACCGTATATGTGTATCCTAAGTCAGCGGTTAAATTGGGTGTTCGTAAGCCTTTGGCCGTGAAAATGGGCGAAGACTTTACCCGCACTGGCAACCCTGAATATATCTCTGCTTTCGAGGACATCGGCGCTGTTCGTATGTTTGAGGAAAAAGTGATTCAGATTGCTTGCGACCCTAACGTTATCATCCCAGCTTAGTGAGGTAAATCATGGCTAATTTTAAATCAGGTTTGATTACCGCTAAAGACTCTGTGACGGCACAAATTGCTCGTGCTGCTCAAGGGGTTGAACACGCTGCTCCTGCGACCTACACCTCTACTGGTGCTTTGGCTGCCAACGATATTATTTTCTTGGCAGAAATCCCTGTAGAAGCTCGTATCACGTCTTTACGCCTTTGGGCTGATGACTTGGGTACGACTGGTACGTTTGACGTAGGCTTTTACCCTGGCAACTTGGCAACCTCAGCAATCGTTCACACGAATGCCGTTGACAAAGATGCTATTGGTACTGCCATTAACGTAAACTCTGCTGCTATCAACGATGTTGAGATTCGTTTTGAAACGTTGTCTACTAACACCATCGAGCAAGCTGCATGGCAACTGGCTGGTCTGTCTGCGCGTCCTGCGTATGACACCTTCTTTGTAGCTATCACTGTTAATGCTGCTACTGACGCTGCGGGTAAAATCGCTGCTGTAATCCGTTACATTCCTTAGTAACGTCTGGGAGGCTGGCTTCATGCTGGCCTCCCTTTTAATTCTTTTTGGGGTTCTATGGCTTCTGATATTCAAATCTGCAATCGCGCCTTACTTCGCATTAACGCACGCCCTATCCATACTTTTGAAGATGATTCAGAAGAAGCAGCAGGATGTAAAATTCTTTACACGCAAATTCGTGATGAAGTTCTCCGCGCTCACTTTTGGAATTTTGCTATTAAACAGCAAGCCTTGCAACTAGACGGTACTGCTCCTCTTTTTGAGTTTAGCAATCGTTTTGTTTTACCAAGCGACTATATCCGTATTTTCAAATTAGAAAATGACCGCATTGTCTATAAGATTAAAGGTGGCCACTTACACACCGACTCTTCTACTATGAAGATTGAATATGTGTTTCGTCAAGAAGACACCTCTACCTATGACCCTATGTTCTGTGGCGTTCTTTCTACACGCCTAGCGGCTGAGCTGTGCTATTCACTAGCTGGCAGCGCTGACCTAAAAGGCCAACTCCTTGCTGAGTATGAAAGCCTTATTCGCGAAGCTAAACGCCGCGATGGTCAAGAGGGTACTCCCGAAGACCTTAAAGCAGATTTATATACTGGCGCTCATGCTGCTGGTACAGGTGGTTCTTATTCTGACTGGACTTACTAATGGGAAAAATAAATACCCTAATAAATAACTTCACATCGGGGGAGCTTTCTCCTCGTCTCTCTGCGCGAGCAGATTTACGCCAATATAAAAATGGTGTAGCCCATATTCTCAATATGACTCTTATGCCACAAGGGGGAGCTACCTCTCGCTTAGGCTTTCAGTCTGTTGCTACGGCAGTTGACTCTACTACAGCAAAACGCCTTCTTCCTTTTGTATTCAGTACAGACCAGTCTTACATAGTTGAAGCTGGTAATCTGTATATGAACTTCTACAAGGATAGAGCGCCTCTTGTTGCTACGGGGCAAGCTATTACGGGCATTACAAAAGCAAATCCAGCAGTTGTTACCTATTCTGGCGCAGACACTTACTCCAATGGTGATGTTGTATTTATCTCTGGCGTCTATGGAATGACGCAGGTAAATAACCAATATTTTGTTGTGGCTAACGTGAATGCAGGTGCAAACACTTTCCAACTGTCTGGCGTTGACAGCACAACCTTTGACACCTACGCCTTCGGCGGCTCCGTGCAGGAGGCTATTGCTATTGCATCCCCCTATACAACGGCCTTACTCCCCTCACTGCAAACTGCCCAATCAGCAGACGTTATGTTCATTGCAACGGAAACTAAAGCTGTTAGGGAGCTAGCCAGAACGTCAGCCACATCTTTTACTTTGACAAAAACTGAGTTTAAGGATGGGCCTTATCTTGACATCAGCGATTCTAGAGGTGTATTAACCCTCTCTGCGCGCTCTGGTACTGTGTCTGCTACAGTTTCAGGAGCTACACCTTTTGCTGCTACTGACACCGCTGGTGCAGGTGGTACAGGCGACGCCTCTCGTCTTATTAGGTTTCAAGACCAAGACTTAGCTGTAGGCATCACAGGAGCAACTCAAGCCAATCCTTGCGTGGTGACTGTAAGCTCTGCGGCTACTTTTTCTGAAGGTGACACAGTATTCATTATTGGCGTTACAGGGATGACGCAGCTTAATGGTAAGACTTATACTATCGAAAATGTCAATACAGGCGCAAATACGTTTGAACTTAAAGATATTGACTCTACGGCTTACACGGCTTACGCAGCGGGTGGCGAGGCGTTTCGCCTTCGTAAAGAGTGGCGCTGGGCTAAGATTGTCAGCTACACAAGCACCAGCCAAGTTTCAGTAGAAATTCAAGGCGATACCCCTGTTGGCACAGTTGGGCCATTTTTTAATTACAAACTTGGCGCATGGTCATCCACCACAGGATTTCCACGGTCTATTGGTTTCTTTGAAGGCCGTCTATGGTTTGGTGGCACTACCACTCAGCCAGATACTCTTTGGGCATCTGTAACGGAAGACTACACCAATTTTACAGAAGGCACAGACGATGACAGCTCTATCACAGCTACCCTAGCTTCTGACCAAGTAAACCGTATCGAATGGATTTCTCCTCAACGAACTCTCCGCGTGGGTACGTCAGGCTCCGAATGGAGCATTTCAGGTGGCCCTAACTCCTCTATTAAGCCCACTTCTATTCAAGCCAAGCAAGAGACCTCTTATGGGTCTTATCCTGCCAAGGCTGTCCTAGCAGACAATTACACTTTATTCCTACAGCGCACAGGCAAGAAGCTACGCCGCATGGGCTATAGCTTTGAGGTTGATGGCTTTGTTGCCCCCGACATTTCCCTACTAGCAGAACACCTATTCCAATCACCCATTAAAGAAATGGCCTACCAAAAAGAGCCAGACAGCCTTGTATGGATGGCCAATGAAGCGGGTGAGCTTATGTCGTTTACCTATGTTCCTGCTGAGGACGTGGCAGCTTTTGCCCCACATTCATTAGGCAATGGCCAGTACACCGTGGAGTCTCTAGCGGTTATCCCTGCCTCTGGTGAAGACGAGTTGTGGGCTGTCCTCTATAGAGAAACAAATGGCACACCTATTCGACAAGTTGGTGTGTTAGCTCAGTCAGGAGAACTTACCTCCGCTACAAATGCACGCCTTGCTGACATGTGGACGTATCGAGATGGGAAGTATAGTTCAACGCTTACGCCCTCGGCTGTTACGGGTAACATTACTCTGACTGCAAGTGCAGCTACCTTTGAGTCAAACTGGGTAGGCCGTATTATACGCTCAGGAACCGCGAGAGCTACGATTACAGCATACACCTCCTCCACACAGGTGTCAGCTACCGTCACATCGGACTTCGCTTCTACAAGTGCTATTGCAGCGGGTTCTTGGCAATCATCTACGGACACCATTGAAAGCTTATACCATTTGCGTGGTGCTACGGCGGAAGCATGTGTTGATGGCGGCTCACAAAGTACCATTACAGTAAGCTCCCTTGGCAAGGCTACGTTAGATAACCAGTTCTTTGAAGTTCTAATTGGTGCGGGCTATACGCAAGAACTTGAAACTATGGAGCTAGAAGGTGGCAGTTATTTTGGCTCGTCCTTCGCTAACAAAAACCGTATGGGTGAGGGTGTACTACGCCTTTACAAATCTTCTGGTTTTGAAGTTGGGTCAAGCAGCGCTCAAAGCCGTGAAATCTCCTTTAGAAAACCTTCTCATAATATTGGTGAGGGTGTGCCTCTATACACGGGTGAACACACCGTTAAGCTCGACCACAAATGGTCTGATGCTACTAAGTTTTATGTTAGACAAAGTAAGCCTTTACCCTTGACATTATTAGGTATTACTGCTAAAATAGAAAGCAATGAATAGCTCCATAAAACTAATACCCTTTGAACCTTGGCACTATGCGATTATTACCCCGCAGGAGAGTCAAGTTTCTGTGCAGACAGCATTAGCTGAGGCATGGGGCAACGTGGAGGCATTTGCTGAATATCTGAAACAGGGAAGTTTATCTTCTTGGTCAGCCGAGTGCAACGGTATTATCCTAGCCGTAGGCGGTATATACAAAATAAATAATCACAATGGTGAATGTTGGATGCTCTTTGATGAGCTTTTCTTTCACTTGGCTCCAAGCCAAAGGGCAGTAGCCATGCTTAGGGTTAAGAAAGAACTATTGAAGCCTTCACTGAAACGGTTACAAGCTGTAACCACCTGTGATTTTAACGCTGGAAAGCAAATGTTGGAGCGTCTTGGGTTTACTCTAGAGGCTCCTGTTCTTAAGTATTATGGGTTGGACGGGGCAGATTGCTCCATGTACTCAATAACGAGGTAGTATGCAAAGTATTAGTGGTGCATTTGGTGGGAGTACGGCAGCAACAGTGTCCAGCGCTGGCAGCAATGTCTCGTCTGTTAGCATGGTGAATGGCCTTAACATTGACCAATCTCAAGTAGGTAAACCCTTACCTTGGGCAACCGATTCAGGATTGTCTTGGAAGTCTGTAAAAGATACAGCAGCTCCTTTTGTTTCAGGCATTGGCAATTTTCTGCAAGCAAGCAGCCAAGCTCAGCAGTATAAATCTCAGGCTCAAAATTATAAGACAAACGCTTCTCTTAGTCGCTTCAACCAAGAGATGGCTATTCGTGATGCTAACGCTACTATTCGTGCTTATGATATTGCTCAAAAGAAAGCCGCATCTTCAGCTAAGGGTGCTATCTCAAGCATCCGCGCTGGTTACGCTAAATCAGGCATTGTGACCACAAGTGGAACAGCTCTACTAGCACAGCAAGAGCAAGCCATGGAAGGCGAACTGGCTGTACAAAACTTAGCTTTTGAAGGCTCTATGAGAGCTTCAGGCTTCCGCACTGACGCCGCTATGTATGGCGCTCAAGCAGCGACGTTCGACCAATCGTCTGCAAATATAAAACAAGCTGGAAAAATTGCTTCAGCTACTTCTATCTTAACTGGTATTTTTAACGCTCGGTAATCATGGCTACTATTAGAATTGTATCGGCTGAGGGTTTTACCCCCCAGAATAATGCTCGTGTAGGTCAACTACAAGCGCCCGCTGGTGTTGGCGCTGGTGAAGAAATACTTGGTACTGCGGTATCCGCTATTGGTGAGCAGTTGGAAAAAGAACGTGACGCCTCCTTCATTGCTAACGCAACCGTGGATGCAACAGACCGTGTTCGTCAACGTATGGAAGCTCTCAAGCAAGATTACGCTGAGAACCCACAGGGATATGCTGACGCTGCTAAGACAGTGGCTCAGGAAGAATATAATAGCATTACAGAGAAAGCGCCTTCACAACGCGCTCGTATGGCCTTAGAAAACCAGTTTGCTGGTATGACGCAGGGTAACATTATCCAAGCGGCAGGGTGGGAGCGCAAGGCTTCCCTTGAGAACTATACCACAAAACATATGGAGTCTCTTTCTAAGTTAGGCTCTATGGTCTATTCAGACCCAGCTACCTACCAGCAAGCTGTTGAACAAAACAAACTCTTACTAGAATCAGCAAAGACATTCCTTGACCCATTGGATGTCATGGAGCTTGAGCAGAAATCTAAGGGTACACTGGCAGAAGCCAATATCCGTGGGATGATTGAGCGCTCTCCTAATACCGCTAAGAAGATGTTAGCTTCTGGGCAGTTTGACGATGTTTTTGATTTTCGTGCAAAAGAAACTCTTAATAATGCAGCAGACCGACAAGTAGCTCATTTTGAAGTGCAGGCTCGTAAGCAAGAAGTGGCAGCTCAGCAACAGCGTGATTCTGTATTCTTTGACAACTTAGCTTCGGCTAAATCAGTAGCTGACTTCAATACCCTTAAGACCGAACTAGACCGTGGTTTTGAAACAGGGGCTATTGACGGTAAGAAGTATCTACAAATGGAGGCTCTTGTTACTAAGCGCTCAGCCTCTTTCTTGGAAGAAACCACTTTTGCCTCTGAAATGGCTGATGCCATGAACAATGGCGTACCTATGGATGTCAATAATGCCAAGGATAAGGCCAAGGCAGAGGCTTACTTTAATCAAAACATTGCTCGTACTGCTGACGGAGAAGCAGTTCCTAGCATCTTCACCCGTGAAGCTGAAACCTTTGTTCGTCAGACGGGCTATGTGCCAGAAGCCTTAAATAAACAGGTTACTCGTACCATTGCTGCGGGGACTCCTCAAGAACGTATCAAGGCTGCTAACTTTATTAACGCTGCTGCTTCTGAGAACCCTAAAATCTTTAAGCAGTTTGATGAGAAGACGGCATCCGAAGCTGTACGCATGAGTACCCTCCATGCAGCAGGGCTTCCTCCTACCGAGGCTGTAGAAGCTGCTAAGCGCATTACTTTTGAGAAGAACACAGAACCATACAAGGTTCGTGAGGCTGACTTAAAAAAAGCATTTGGCACTACTGCTAAGCCGAAAAAACTTGACATCTCTGGTATTAGTAAATATACTGACGCCTATGATTCATCAGCTCCCGTTCCCGCAGGTTTGACCTCGGACTTCAAGGACATTATGACAGCCCATTATATGTCAAATGAATCTGTTACCCTTGATGACGCTAAAGACTACGCTGCTAAACGAGTGGCTTCCCGTTGGGGAGTTACCCAAGTTGGTGCTAATAAGAAGTGGATGAAGGATTCCCCAGAACTGGTTTACAACCCCCGTGGTCAAGACCCTTCATGGATTAAGGAATCTTTACGCAACACTGTAAAAGATAACCTACCCGATAGCTTCGTTAAAGCTGCAAATAGTTTTTCTGTAGTTGGGTTTGACCCTGTAGGTTCTATGGATTCTAAGAAAGACCCTAGAGGGTTTGCTGCGGATAAACTTATGAACGCATTAGAAGTCACAGTGTATCCACCTACTCGCAACACAGACCAGCCTGTGTATGCCCTTACTTATAAGGACTCCTCTGGGATTAAGGTACTTACGGACAACAAAGGTGAACCTGTTTTATGGCGTCCTAACTTCCAAAACTCTAAAGATGTTAAGGAGACAATGGGGGAGACTAAGAAAGACCGTAAAGCTGCTGAAGCCCGCGCTATTGAAGAGAAGGCTATGCTGAAAAGCACCTCTCAAGACCTAAAGAATAAAGGCTTACCACCCTTACCGATTGCAGAGAATCTTCCATAATGGATAGAGTATTTTTAGATAACGAAGAACCTACCTATAAGCCAGTAGCTCGCTCTGGTCAGGAGAACCCTGACTATGGTTTCCTCGACGCATTAAGCGCTCAATTAACCTTTGGCAATATGTCTAAGGGTCTTATTGACGAGATTACTGCGCCTAAAGTTAATGAAGAACCTGAGCAGGGCTATTGGTATTCTGACTACGCAAAAGAAAAAGGCATAGCCCCCGAAGAATGGGAGATGTTCTCCAACACAGTTAACCCTGAGCAGTTTGATGCAGTTAAAGCTGACATAGACAAACGTAATCAGGCTCGTGAGATTGTGGCAGAATCAGGTGGATATGGTATCGCAGCGGGGATTGTCTCTGCTACTATCGACATACCTACCCTCTTGACTATGGGTGTCGGCCTTGGTTCTATTCCTGCGGCAAAGCAAGTTATCACCGCAGCTCGTTCTGCCATGTTTGGTAGTGAGGTTGCCGCAACCACTGCTGCTAGGGCTGTATTAGCTTCGAATCTAGAGGGTGCAGTCGTATCGTCTGCGGCTAGACTAGCTGGAACTGGTGCTGCTGCTGAGACTGCTTCTGAGGCTGTTTTACAAGGCATTCAACCAGAACGTACCGCAACTGAGTCCGTTGCCAACATTGCCAGTACAACTATCTTGTCTGGTATTATGGGCGCAGGTGGTCAGGCATTAGCTAATAAGCTACTGAGTAAGTCTGTTGACGACATGGCCTTTGCTATGGATAAGGAAATGCTTGACTTCAGTGTTGTTGACGATAGTGCTGCCGCTGTAACAGGGTTTTACGGTGCAGGTGAAAGCAGCCTATCTGCCGCTGTGGTAAATCCTAAGCTACCACTGGAAGCCTCGCGTACTGTTGCCAAAGGTGGCAAGGTAATGAATAAGGTTTTCAAGACATTTGAAAAGGGAACAGCTTTCCTCAACCCTAATACACGTTTTGCAGCCAGTCCATTAGAGTCTATTGTATCTGGTGCTGAGCAGCTCCTAGAGTTCTCTACTGTTCGTGCTAAGAATGTGGAGGGTGTTGCCTCTAAACAAGCAGTGGAAACGGCTCTTAATCAGTACGCTGGGAGAGCTTCGAAATACTACCGTGTCTTGGATGACGAGTATAGCGGCTACGCTAAGGCCGCTAAGTCAGCAGGTGAGAAGCCACTCAGTAAAGAGGACTTCCGCAAACAAGTGTTTACCTCTGCCACAGTTCGTGATGATAGTTTTACTGCATTACCTGAATTAGCCCGACCATTTGCCTCTCGCTTGGCCAAGGCAGAAGATGAGGCTTACGGTTTTGCTAGGGAGCAAGCTCTCAGCACTGGCAAGTGGACAGAAGAAGACCTACCATTGTCAGGACGCTCTTATCGCCCACGTTCTTACGTCCGTGAAAAGATTGTGGCTAACCCAGAAAAGTGGGATGCTGACATTACCCCGTGGTCATTGGAAAAAGCAGCTAAAGCTCAAGAAGAGGCTGCTGCTACGACAAAGAAGTTTAAGAGCCAATATAACGTCGCCTTTAAGAAACGTGACGAGGGTGTTCTAGGTAGCCCAACTAGCGCTGAATATAAAAAGGAAATGAAGTTTATTAAAGACTTCGAGGAAGCAGAAGACATCTTGACCTTGCGTGTTGAGGAGTTGGCTGCTGAGATTCGTGCCCATGTTACTGCTCAAGTAACGAGTGCGGGTACAGACTCAGGGTTTAAGGTTTCACCTATGTCCCGTGGGCCATTAAAAGAACGCACATGGGATATTGACCCAGCGAATATCATTGACTTCATGGAAACCGACCCTGTGGTTATCATGGAAAATACCATGCGTAAAGCTGGTGCTGAGATTGAGCTTACTCGCTCTTTTGGCTCTGCTCGTTTTGAAGATTACGGCAAGGTTGTCGATGAGGATTACAAATTAGCTAGAGGCTCCCTCATAAAAGAAAAAGAAGCTGCTCTTGCTAAAGACCCTTCTAAGGCAGACAAAATTGAAAAACAATATCAAAAGAAGTTCACAGAGCTAGACAAAGACTGGCGAGATGGCAAGAATCAACTGGCCGACGCATGGGACTTAATTCGAGGAACATATCGTAATACAGGTATTTTAGCCCCTGACCAAGCTCTTGCTCGTGCGCTGTCTTTTGAGCGTAAGTGGGCTTACTTGTCTGGTATGGAAACAGCTCCTCTGACGGCTATCTCTGACGCTGGCGCTATGCAGCTAACATTGGGCTATTCTAAGGTGTGGGGTGAAAGTCTAAAACCTTTATTAAAGAGCTTTGAGTCCCCAGAGTTTAAGGCTGCTATTAGTAAGAATAAGCAGTACCTAGAATCTTTGAATATTGGTGTTAATACACTTACCAATGCGCGTCAGGGAACTCTTTACGGCATTGGAGACCCATTTATTAAGGGTTCTATGGGTGAGAAGATGATGCACAACCTTTCCACAGGGTTAGGCAACCTTGGTATGAACCAGTGGAATGACATGATGGAGACTATCGCTGGTGTCACACATCAGCAGTTAATCCTTAAGACAGCACTTAATGGGGCTAAAGACCCCGATACCTATGTGTCATTAGCTGATGCAGGGCTAGACAAAGTAATGCTGGGTCGTATTAACGCAGCTATGGAGCTTCATGGGGAAGTTGTTGGAGACCTCAAGGTGCATGTGCCAAACACGGCTTCGTGGACAGATAAGGGTGCAGCAAGAGCTTTAGACTTAGCCATTTCTAAACTAAATGGGCAAGTGATTATTCGTAAGAAAGCTGGTGATATTCCTCTTAGTTGGAATCACCCTGTGGGTCAAGTCTTAACTCAGTTTTTATCTTTTCCTGTTTCTTCTAATCAAAAATACTTAATGCGTACCTTACAGGGTTATGACCGCAATGTAGCAACGGGTGTTGCCACTATGGTGTCGTTGGGTATCGGTTCAAAAATGCTTACTGACCTAGTCCGAAACAGAGTATCCACACCTGCTGAAGATGTGACCACTTGGTTGTTTACTGGGTTAGACCGCTCAGGGATGTTCTCAGTTCCATTCATGGTTAATCAGCGAATGCTAGAGCCTTTTGGCATTGGTTTACGAGGTAATGTCACAGACAAGGATGCTAAGCAATACTTCAGCCCCGACAGAGTGGTAGCGGATGCCTTTGGGCCGTCCAGCCGTTTAGCAAGAAACCAGATGAAGGCAGCTTACGGTTTAGGTCAGTATATGTCAGATGGCTCGATGTCGGCATCAAATGCGAAAGCTCTGATGTCCCTTGTGCCCTTTATGGACGTTGAACCATTGGTACGCATCTCAAATAAAATGCAAGAATCCCTTACGGAGGAATAAATAAATGATTAGTACGACAGCTAATAAACAAGTGTACAGCGGCTCTGGTAGCGCTGGGCCTTTTTCTATTACGATTGATGTTAATACAGCGACAGAGTTTTCTGTTTTACGCTTTAGCACTACCAACGTGGAAACCACTCTTACTAAGGACGCTGGAACCAACGGCTATACGGTAAACGCAGCACTGACAGAGATTACTCTTTCTGAAGTTCTTGCTTTGGGTGAGAAGATTGCTATCGTTTATAATATCTCCACCACTCAGACGGAAGAGTATCTGAATAACACAGCATTCCCTGCTGACACCGTTGAGGAGGGTTTCGACAAGCTTACCCGCTTGGTAAAAGGTATTAAGGAAGTCTCTGACCGAGCTATTGTACAACAAGCTACAAAATCCTCACCCATTAAACTCATTGGGGATATAGCTGCAAATAAGGCACTCGTTGTAAATTCAGCGGGTACAGCTCTTGTTATGGGGCCAAGCACCGACGAGATTACCAATGCTCAAGCTTATGCAGAGTCGGCTTCAGACGATGCTGACGCAGCAGAAGCAGCACTGGCAGCAGCACTAGTAGCGCAAGCCGCAGCAGAAGCAGCCTTAGCAGCTATCGAGCCAACTACAGGTACAGGCAAGGTTGTCCGTGAAACTTCCCCCACAGTAGCCACACCAACCCTAACAGGTGACACTGTTGTTGATGCTATCAAAACTTCTGGTTCTAGCGGCGTAGTGCTGAAAAACAGTGCTGGCACGACTGCTGCAAGCTTCGGTATTGCTGGCACGACCAATGGTGATGTGGTTGGTGGATTTAACGTAGGTGGTGCTTTGGATGTAACTGGCGCAATCACAGCAAACAACCTCACTGCATCTCAAGCTATCCACACTAACGCCTCTAAACAGCTTGTAAGCGTTGCCAACACAGGTACAGGTAATAACGTACTGGCTACCTCGCCAACGCTTGTTACCCCAGCGCTAGGCACTCCATCAAGCGGCACGCTTACGAGTTGCACGGGCTTACCCGTAAGCACAGGGATTTCTGGCTTAGGCACAGGTGTTGCCACATTCTTAGCGACCCCTTCAAGCGCTAACTTAGCTGCTGCGGTAACTGGTGAAACTGGCAGTGGGGCATTAGTGTTTGCCACTTCTCCAACGCTTGTAACGCCTGTACTTGGTGTCGCAACTGCAACCTCTGTAAATAAAGTTGCTATTACTGCGCCAGCTACCTCAGCGACACTTACAGTTGCAAATGGTAAAACCCTTACTGCAAGCAACACTGTAACCATCACTGCTACAGATGGTTCTACTCTAGCCGTTGGCAGCGGGGCATCATTGTCTGCCCTTGGTTCGCTAACCCCATCGGCTTCCAAAGTTGGTTATTACACTGGTGCAAGCACCGCTGCTTTAGCCGATTTAGTCCCAGCACCTACGTCATGGACGCCAACAGATGGCTCTGGCGCTGGTCTTAGCTTCGCGGCTGTGGTTTGCCGATATACAATGATTGGTGACACAGTGACGGTATGGCTTCGGTTGAACTATCCTGCTACAGCATCGGGCGCAGAGGCCACTATTAACGGCCTTCCATTTGCAAGTGTGGGGGAAAGTATAGGCGTATTGCACACCAGCTCTGCTGGGTCTTCTGGCGTATTATACACGGCAGACAGTGGCTCTCTTAAAATCCTTGGTAGAGATAGCTTAACATTCCGCAGCAATGCGGCAATGGCAAGCCAGCCACTTTATGGATACATTTGCTATAGAAAGGCATAATATGAATAAGATTGAATCTGATGCTTTAGGTATTCTTTATTTAGAAACCTACGATGGAAATGGCGAACTTATTAACCGCACAAGCTATGCACCAACCACTGCTGAAAAAGATTTACCAGAGGCAGTTAAGGCTGAGGCAAAAAAGCTTTGGACGGAAGAAGTAGTAAGCAACTATGTTGCGCTTATTAGCCGCCCTCTTTTTGCTGAATAGCTGTTCACCTCCGCCCATCTATGATTGGTGGCAAACTAACGATTGGATACAACATGCAGAATGACTTAGACAACACCGAGTGGCAAATTATTACTGCTCACCCAGAGATTACACTTATGAATTGGCAAGGTCTGGGCAATCTTCCCGCGCTATCTTGTTCTGGTCATACCACTGGTAGTAACCTTGTCACCTTTTATTGCAGCGCTACTAGCCAGCTAAAGAATGGCGATTTAGTACTTATTTCAGGGGGGCATCCAGTCTTAACTATTAGCTCATTGGAAGTTGAAAACCTCATCCCGAATGTGTCATTCCAAGCACGTCTTCCACGTCGTGTTGCTCCACCTACGTCAAGTGCTGTTACTGCTCGACCAATCCAACGGGGTGATGTCTCTGGTAACTACACCACTCATGCTGCTGACGGCTGGACTAAGACTCTCCAAGATTGGTTTTGGGTTGACGACAATCCTCAGAATCAGGACTCAGGTACAAAACGTGTCGCAGCTATTATGGTTAAGAATGCAGGTAATTCTAAGCACTACCGCACCTTATCTCTAGATGACAGTATTGATTACGCTGGGCAACCCTTCTGCGTAAAGTTTCGTGTCAAGTCTAGTGGTGATTGGCGTATCTATATTAAAGACAATGGAACCATAAGTTATGGGGCTACTCAGTCTGGCTCTGGCTATGTAGAAGCACAACACGCTATAACGTCATGTAGCGGAGTTGGCCCTCTTGAAGTTGGTGTAGAGCATCTTGGTGTCAATGACACTGTGTATTACTACAGCAAACCTTTTGCTACTAACGCAGCGAGTATCCCTGCTGGGTACTACCGCCAGAAAGACGGCTGGTTTAAGCCTGTTGTTAAATACAGCCCTAATTCACTGTCTCATGCAACCATCGAAATGCCAGCAACGGCTGACTCTTCTGGTGCTGCCATGTATGGCTTCCCTGTGAATTTACGAGCAGAGACCAATGGTGCTATGAGCAATGACATCCAAGCAATCAATCTATCGTTTGAGGCTATGTCTAGCGCAGCAGGACGTGCCTTAGCTTGGAGAGACCAAGAGCCTGTACCGCACAACTATGGTGAGCTGGTCTATACACAAGGGGCTAACAACATGGCTGCTGGCAATGGCGAGGTATGGCTTAAGAACGGCAACGCTTATCTCTATAGCACCACCGCGTCAGCCCTATTTACAAATGTTTCCGCAGACCTTTCTGCATTTTATCTTTAATACGCATCACGGGAATTAACAAATGGATATAGATACGAAAGTAGAGGCCGCTAGATTTAGCGGAGCAGCAGCAGGACTAAGCATCTGGGGGGCTACACTGAACGAATGGGTGGCCATTGCAACTATCATTTACTTGGGGCTTCAGGTGTTTATCCTAATCCCTAAAGCAGTTAACATCGTAAGCACATGGATTGAGCATGTTACACGCAAACGCTAGGTTAGCTCTACCAGCTATAGCCTTGGCAACAGGGTTAGTTGTGGCATATGAAGGAATGGAGAATAAACCCTACAAGGACATCGTGGGGGTTAATACCGTCTGCTACGGCTACACTACCACGGTGGACATGGGACGTATCTATTCTAACGAGGAGTGTAAACACCTTCTTAACAAAGAGTTGCTACGCTTTCACGATGGTGTGTCAAAAGTGATTCACCACCCTATCCCAGATACCTCTAAGGCAGCTTTTATCTCATTAGCGTACAACGTAGGTTTGGGTAATATCCAACGCTCTACATTGGCCAAGAAAGCCAACCGTGGTGATGTTAAGGGTGCTTGTGAAGAAATCAAAAGGTGGGTGTACGTCGGCGGTAAGGACTGCCGAAAGAAAGAAAATAAGTGTAGCGGGATTGTGAGGAGACGAGATGCTGAATATAAACTTTGTACTAGTTAAATGGTGTCTTATACTAGGTGGGTGTATAATTCTCGCTGTAGGGGCTTATTTTAAGGGCTACAGCATAGGAGAGGATAAAGCCCGTAGGGAGATAGCCAAGAGACAGCAGACTATGCTAGAAACGGCTCAGATTCATTCTGAGAAGTATGAAGAAGAAAGACAAGATATAAAGAAGAAACTAGAGAAAGGCGTTAAGGTAATTTATGTATCTAAGAACCCTGACCTTGATAACTGCCACGCTGGTACTGACTGGCTGCGGGAATATAAAGATATGGACTAAACCACCTGCTAATTTAGCAGCTCCCTGCATGGAGGCATACGATGTTAAAGATGACACTCTTAGGGAGGTTGCTATTGCTGCTATCACTAATAAAGCACATCTTGAGGATTGTGCAGTAAAGCACAGACACCTTGTAGAATGGCTTGAATAGTTAAACCCTATATTTAGATAAAAGAGAACCCCCAACTCAATCAAGAGAAGGGGGTTTCTTATTAGCAGGGAAAGGAGTCAAACCTGCCAATTCTGGTTATTTTTTGTTCTTGTTTTTAGCACCAGTGTTTTTACTAAGACCAGAAGTATTATCTTTCACTACGTTGTCTTTGTCAAGAAGAATCTTCTTTTCTTCCTCCGTGACCACTGGTTTCTTCTCTGCAACAGGGATATGAGAGTAAGCTACCAAAACGCTGATGTGGGGTACACCCGAATTTGTAACGCCGTAGGTATGGCTCATCTCAATGACGTTGACTTCCATACTGTTAATGAAGGTCTCTAGGGTTTTTTCTAACTCCTCCTGAATCTGTGAAGGGCTACCATAGAAGATGAAGTGTTTAGTTTTAAGTAGAGTTGCCATAATTATTCCTTTTCGTAAAAGTCAAGTGATAGTAGGGATTCGAGAGAGTTCTTAGGAGTGAGTGCTGAGTACGCTGTGGTAGTTGCAATGAAGATAGCTACGAAGGGACAGAGCAGTAGGACTAAAGCTGCGTAAGTAATAGCGATAGCCAAGCGGAGGGGAAACTGTGATAGATATGGCATGATAACTCCTAAAGCATAAATGTTGGGTGATAAACGTGGGTAACAACACCATCGTTTCCGAGGAAGCCCTTTTCTTCAATCTCTAATACGCTCTCGCGGTTCAAGATGATGTAGGAGCCATTGCGGATACCGAAGCGGTCTTTGCAGAAGTTGATGATTTGTTGGACATCAAACTCTTTGCAGGAGTAGAGGTCAAACTGAATCTTACCAGTTTCAGCTAAGTCCCATGTATGGATAACCGTATGGCTTGTTTCAAGGATACCCACAGCAGTCACTCCCTCGTTACCGAGGAGGTCGCAGCGATAGCCTTGGGGATTAGATGGCATAGTATCAGCCTTTGCAATGTTCATATCCACGAGACGAATGATGTCTTCTAGGAAGGATACAGCTTCAGCTGCCTTAGCTGGCGGATTAAAGCAATCAAAGGCGAGGATTAGATGTTTGTGTTTCAGCATTTATGACTCCTTTGTAAGGACTGATTTAGAGACAACAGCACGTTCAAGACTCCAAGCACCGCAGTCATTGCAGCCATAACGCTGCTTCTTACCGCCAACTGTGGTATGGAAACCTCTCTTTTGCAGGTTTGAGGAACCACATCTTGTGCATACTGGTTTATCCGTGTCAATAAAATTCGCTACGTTAGGGTGGTTAATTGTGTAAGGTAGTAGTTTATAATACACTTCCTCCAGAAGGCGTACGTCGTTTCGGTTGTAGCGACGCATCTTGAGAATAGCTGCTGCTGCATCTTCTATTGAACGCTGAGGGTCAATAATAGCCAACCACATATCCAAGGACGTATGGGTCTTACGGCCTACGCCAAGATAGCCACCGATATAATCCAAGCGGTTAGAGTTGAAGTTGAAGTAACGACGAGCAACCTTCAAGGTATCCACCGTGGTAATCTTCCCGATAGGAGGAAGCCCATGGTACAAAGCCCGTGTATTGAAATAGCGCAAGTCAAATCTATCACCATTGTGGGCTACGAGAATGTCTGTATTAGAAAGCATCTCATGGATAGCCTTAATGACAATAAAGTCATCGCTACGGTCTCTCTTAAAGCGCTTAGGGTCATCCAGCAGGGATACACTATGCACAGTCTTACAACCAGCATACTTCCAAGAGGCACAAATAATGTGACGCTCCTTGAGGATAGCACCATGTGGGATGATAGGCTTAAAGAGGGAGAAGGTAGCTACTAGATTATGAGAAGACTCAATATCAAAGAAGCTGATTCTAGGCTGTTTCATGGGTATCTCCAATGAAATGGGTTTTCAATGCACCCCAAGAATCAGGGTACAAGGCATTAAGTGTGAAGTCCACTTTCTCAGCGAGGACACGAATCTCCTCTTGAGCTAGAGGGCTTAGGCGTTGCATACAGAAAGCAGCCCAGTTACGCAGAGAAGCTGTAGCATAGAACTCTGTCATGTGACCAACAGAGATAACGATACGGGCTAACTCCTTAGCAATACCACGTTCTAATAGAGCGAAGTAAGCTTTCTCAGCAGCCTCATAGGCAGCAATGGCAATAGCGTCAAGACCCTCATTGGTCTGAGCATCCCCTACAACAGCACCAGAACCTTGTCGATTGGTTCCACCTGCCATACGCCAACCTTTTTCTGGGAGCCAGAAGTCACCAATGGTCTTGTCAGTGTAACGGAGGCTAATCTCGTTGAAGGCTTGGCTACGATGACGCATCCACTCCCGCGCAACAAAGATAGGGCACTCAATCTTAAAGCCTACGGTTTGATGTTCAAATGGAGATAGGTGCTTATGCTTAGCCAGATAGTTGGTTAGCTTCTTATCACCCTCTCGGTCTTTACCTACGTTGGCGTCATTACCAAAGGATACACGGGCAGCAGCCACAGGCATAAGGTCTGTATCTCGACCATCCACAAAGTGTGTGCAATGGATAAGGGAAATGTTTTGTTCTAAGATATTCATCTAAATTTTCCCTTCATTAAAAAGTTCTATGCGAAGCTGCTCTGAGTATGTATGATAAAAATATAGGTTGGTTTCCTCGCGGTCTAACTGATTAATACGCTCATCTACAACCTTGCGGAGGTTGTATAAGCGCTCCTTTTTTTTGATTAACGCCCCCCTTAGAAGGCCGTTATTCCAATCTGCCTCTTCTGCCATAATACGGGCAGCTATAATGTCTGGGTCTTGCATATTAAACCCCCTTTAGCTTTTTGGCTAGGTTACGAGTGAAGGAGCGAAGACGGGCTAGATACCAATCAGCCTTATCTAAATCCTCAATACCATTCTTACGATTGTGACGCCATGTGTACTTAATGACGTTACCCTTTAGAAACCCCTTAAACTCCTCAGGAGTCAAGGCAGACTCGATAGCGTCGATACATTCAATAGAGCCAGAGGTGTAGTGTGTAGGACGTACTACAGCCGTGTTTACATGAGTTCCAGCACAGTCTTTTGCTAACTGCTGTGCCCAAGTGTCATAAGAACCCTTAGCCTCTGCGGTCTCTAGCTCTCGTTGACGACGAAGCCAATCGTCATGTGTCATGTAGTCTTCATTCTGCATAAATTCTCCTTTAGTGAGTTTCTTTCCAATTATTACCAACTTTGGTTTCGGCTGCCATTGGGATAGCAAAGTCAAAGACCTCATTAACCCTTGTAACAGCCCTTTCCACAACACCTCGGTAAGCCTCTACATCTGCTTCAGCTACCTCAGCCTGTGTCTCGTCATGGAAGTTACCTACAAGATGAGCATCCAACCACAACTCATCTATGCCTTCCTGTATGTAAATTGTAGTCAGCTTATTGACCACGGAACCAGCGTTCTGAATCCTAGCATTTAATGCCGAATGCGTAGAACGAATATAAATCTTTCTCCCATCGATACCCTTAATCCAAGCGTTATCTGAAAGCTTGCCATTCTTTAAGAAGCCACGGTTGGTCAATCCCTTCTCGATAGCTTCCTTCAAATCCTTCAGCGATGGATGACTCTCCCACCACAGGTTCCAAAAGTAATTAGCCTTGGGAATCTCGCAACCTAGAATCTCTGCTACCTTAGGTGGTTGCGCTCCGTACTTCAAAGCATGGTTGCAAGTCTTACCTTTATGACGTGTGCATCCAAATAAGTCTGCTGTCTTCTGATGTGGGTCTCCCTTCAGCAACGTGTCTGCGTAGTCACCATTATCGAACTTGTAGGTATGATGCCCAGCTAGACGGTCTTCTAGCGCAGCCAAGTCACCACCAACTAGCTTGTAGCCTTTTGGCACAGTGAACAGAGAACGCATCTCTTTACCGAAGAACACATTCTCCTCAGCCTTTGGTACGTTCACTACAACACGGTGAGTTACACGGCCTGTGTTGGTTCCACATGTATTACCACTAGCACCAATGCGTCCATCTGGTCTCACATTGCTTAGCCAACCCTCAATCTGAGAACGTCTATGACACAGGGTAACACGCTCTGCAATCAGCTTCCCAGAGTCATCACTCAGAGACTCAAAGGAATCCTCAGTCAGTTTAGGTGAGGTGACAATTAGCTTACCTGTCTCATCCTTTAGGTTGCGCTTACCAGTAGCGTCTTTCTTATAGTTCCACTCTGTAGGCTGCCAACCAACAGATAATAAATATGCCTTAATTTGGTCTTGAGAAGCTAAGTTAATTTGTTCAAAAGACACGCGACTAAAATCCCCCACAAAATCAGCCATAATGAAGCTAGGGCCAATGCCGCAAGATTCAAACCATTTAATAAAGTTCGGATGGTATCCACCTGTTTTCTTCCTTATCTGAGTTGTGGGTTTATCTGATGGGACAACCACAGGTGGGATTCGTGGCAACACCAAGGCATCAATCTCAATGATACGTTGGTTTAAGCGCTCAAGAGCGCACCCTGCGCCTTGCACATCAAATACCCACCCGTGGCCTTCTTGCTCGGACATGATGAATCGGAAGGATTTTTCAATCCATTCAGCGAAACCCCAGTCCCAGCCCTCCTGCTCTTGAGCTAGAAGTGTGTCCACGCGGTCTGTTATTCTTACGTCCTCAATGCACCGCGTTAGCATGTGAGGTGTGAAGGTTGACCAATCTTCATTCTCAACCTTACCAAGCCCAACAAAGTACCCCCAGTTTTCTAGGCTATGTGGCCCAATGGGCTTTCTGCCAGTAGGAGTAACTTTACTTGCTGGGCAATTAGGATGACTGTGCATGTGTGGTCTAAACATGTAAGACCGTAACATGGTGTCAGTAATCTTCTTAACGTCAATCACAAACTCAGGATAGAACTTACGGATGACACGAGCATCGTAGTCAATCCAGTTGTGGCCTGTAACATGTGCTGCCTGAGACAAGAAAGCTACACCATCGTTGATAGAACCAGTGGGGGTGATACCATCCAAAGGCTTATCAAAGAAAGTGTGAACCTTCTTGGTATCTTTATCCATAGCCACGATGCAGTGAATCTGCGTCACTTCATGGTAAAGACCGTCTGTCTCAATGTCAGCTACAAGACGCATGACTAATCAAACAAGTACACAGCGATTGTGTCAAGCACTGCACGCATGTTTTCAGTTGTGTAAGATGTCCCCTCAGGAGCTACACTCGCACTGTGGAAGGCGTTTTTTAACGCTTGCTTCGCAAAATCCTGTTTACGCTCTAGCTTTTGCAAGGAGTCTTTCAACCCAGCCTTCTCTGCATATAAGACGTTTATCTGAGCTTGGTAAGAGTCTAACGCTCTATGAGCTAATCTCAGTGAATCTTTAATAGCTGCTTTACTCATCTTAATACTCCCCTTCTAAATAACCGTCGACAGGCATGTACTCACCTGTCTCTTTAATAAACTCCAAAGCAGTCTCGCCTAAGCGGTCATGCTCTTGGTCTCGAACCTTAGCTACTTCAACGATAGCCACGTTACCCTTACCACGGGTCACGAGGACAATGTTGTCAGCAATGTTCACAAAGTCAGCACTACCAGCAATGGAATACTTTGTCAACCGTGGAAGTTTACCGAAGGTCTTATCAGGCTTCGTAGGGTGAGCTACCAAGAATACATGGATGTTATGCTTCTTAGCCAAAGCTGCAAGGGTCACAAGGATATGACGTGTATGCACCAATGGGTTACTGCTCTGCTGTGGTGATGAGATGTAGTTAAATGGGTCGATGATAACCGCATCAAGAGGTGATACAGCTAAGTATCGCTCCAACTGAATGATGATTGAATCAAAGTCATTGCGTACAGAATCATGGTCAAGCATAACGAAGTGCTTGCGGATAAAGCTCTTAGCTTCACGGTAGGTATCCACGTTGTCCTTTACAAAGCTAGTCTTAGCATACTTACTAATCAAGCTGCGGTAGTGACGCTGAGGAGACTTCTCCATAGAGCAGACAGCAAACTTCCAATCTTGGTGACGAGCTAGCCCCATGGCGATAGAGTCTAATAGCTCAGACTTGCCAGCGTTGCCATACCCAGAGATAATAGTAAACTCCTTGCGTCGGTAACGCAGCATAGCATCTAGTGTTGCCATACCACTTGGAACACCTACGTCTGATGAGCTTCTATCCCATGTGTCAATATCATCCTCTACTTGGTCGAGAGTGATGAATGAACCCAACACATCCTTGGTTAAGGCTTCGGTCGAGATGGTACTAGCCCAGCCCCCTTGAATCGCATGATAGATGAGCGTACCAATACCCACCCCTTCCCGCTTAAAGGATTTCCATTTAGCAACCATAATGCTTGGGTTGTATTTTCCACTGGTGGAAGCCCACGAGTCCCAAAGCTCAAACCCAACTTCGTAAGGGAGATGTGAACGTAAAGCCATCCCGACTGCGAGCCACGTGTCGTATTCTTCAGGAGAGACATATTGAAGGGCGTCTTGCAAATCTTCAAGTGATACGTCGAGTAATGACTTTTTGTCTGTCTTAGCGACACCGAATAGTTTATCGACTTGAGAGATGAAATCTTCTGGTAAGTGGGGGAGTTCTTCAGGGCTAACGTCATGTAGCCCTTTAGCGGTAGTGTAAACATAAGGGAAGCCTTCTGGGTGTTCTGAAGGTGGGAGGACAGTCTGACGACCAGTGGATAGAAGTTCAACAACGACGTTACCGCCAGCTTTCCACTGACGAGATACTTCATTATTAAAACGGAAGAAGGCTGTATAGCCTTTAGAGCCACGTTTAGCCACAATGCTAGGAGGGAGCAACCCCTCTAGCTTAGCATGTAGACCCTCGTGGTCATAGTCGAAGTCTAGGGCTATTACGCCACTAGCTTCACCAAGAGCTACCCCGATGTTCAAGTCTGACTGTTTAAGGTAAGGCTTGAGGACTGAGGTAGGTGTTTGAGTCTTGCAGTAAAAAGACCAGTTGTCCAAGATAACGCGCTTAGACTTAGGTGCAATGGGTAGGACTGAATAGCCCTTAGCCCAGAGAACCTTCGCGTATTCATTAAATGCTGACATCATCAACTCCTATTTCATCAAATGTGTCATGGATGAACTCTATAAGCTCCTCGCACTTCATAGCCAATGTGTCGTCGTCCCCTGCTAAATGGTCAAGCAGAAAAAGAAGGTCGTCGTAATAAAAGGCTACAAACGTGGTAGAGGAACGGCAAAGATTAGAGAGTTCCCAAAAGATTCTAACCCTTGCCGCCAGTTCTTCTTGACTACCATTCGTCATCATCTGCTGCTACTTTCGCGGCCTTCGGCTTTGATTTCGCTGGCTTGGCTTCCTCCTCTTTTTTGTAGGGAGTTTGTACAGAACCAGACCAGTAACGGACACCAGATTCGCTTTGGCTTTTCCACATAGAAAGGCGGAGTTCTGATTCACCATTCTTAATGGCTTCTACCAAGGCATCGTCTAATTCGATACGTCCAGTGAAATCAGGAGCCTTCTCGTTGTCGGTATCATTGCGAAACACTACGATACGCGCACGTTTTTCAAATTCTTCCTTATTAGTCATCATTGTCCTCCAAAGACTTTTTAGTGGTGTTAAATTGTGATACTACTTCGCTCTTATCCTCAGCGCTGAAACCATTAACGATACCAGAGACACGGGTCTTGAGAGAGGAAAGTTCTGCTACAGTCTTAGCCTTCTTGATAGCCTCCAAGATACCATCCTTAGACTTAAGCTCGTCTTCCACGGTATCAACAACACTACGTTGCTGCTTGTCGTAAAGGGCATTACCAAAGGCATTACCAAAGGTGCGCAAGGCACGTTTCATAGCGTCGGTTTCAGCCTCTTTAGAAGCCGATTCGTGAGCATCCTTGAGAGACTTAGCAACGCCAGAACCAAAACCTGTACCTTGACGATACAGCGTACCAATGCCAATAGTGACAATAGCCAAATAACCAACTTCGTAGCCGTCCTCTTGTTTAGCCCCGACCTTAACTGGCACGTTAGAAACGCACTCCATACGGGTTGTGCTGAGAGTCCAATTACCAAAGCCAAAGATACGGTTAGCCTCGTCGATAGCATGGTAGCCCTCGATGTAGGAAAGGCTCATGCCACCCTGCTTGCGCTGTGCTACATGCTTACGCTCAAGTGGCGCTTGCAATAGCTTAATCTGTTCATCTGTAAACATAATTCTCCTTATTCGTAGTACCACCAGATGTCTCTGGCAGTGTTAATGGTTTTGAAATCCCAGTAGAAGTTGTGATTCATCTTATCCCACTGGGGTACAGTTGCTTCGATAAAGGCTCCGATATTTAATGTCAAGAGGTTTTTTATTTCAGCGCATGTTTCTTCTAACTCCTGCTTACCACGCTCTAGCTCCATAGGTGTTAGGACATGTTCCAAGGTATCGTCGGGAGATACAAAGAGCAGCTTAGTGACGTGGTCAGGGCGTGCTAAAGCGTAGAATGACTGTTGACGTACATTGTCACGCTTGTCAGCACTGAGGTTGCCCTTGCCTTCACCACGAGTCAACACTTTTGGGAGTTTCGCAACTGTTTTAATATCCGTCTGATTAAAACAAAGCCGCCCATGAGTCTCTGTTATATCCACATAGCCAGAAACTTGTACGCCTGAAATCTCTGCGGAAACCTTATCCTGAAAAGAAATTTTCTTAGCGAGACCATGCTGAGATAAGTGCATCAGAGCGTTGGTAATCCACATTGGAATTAACTCTGCCACTGGCTCACGAATGTCATCCTCAAAATGGAATGCAGCTACGTTGAAGGCCTCAACAGCCTTCTCGATAGCCTCACCCAGCTCAGTGCCTTTAAGACAAGCTACAATACCATCTTCGACAGCCATACCACGCAAAGCATGGATATTTGTCTCCGAGGTAACTTTGCAGAAGTGCTTAATAACCCACAAGGCCTTATCACGGCGGTAGAGGTTAATGGAACTAGGGCTTAGCACAAGACCACTCAAAGCCGTAGGCAATGCTTCCTCGATTTTATCATGGTAAGACATGGTTAGTAGCCCCCTTCTGTATTTTGACGCTCAGGCAAGGAAATTCCATCGATTGTTTGGAAGTACAAGGGTATCCAGTGTAGAGATATAACTAACACATAAACAATCCGCAAAGAAGTTGGAGAGCTGCCATGAAAATCCTCCTCAGATAATGGCCACAGAATGTCAAGGCTAACAAAAGCAAAAACTGCATAGTAGGCTGTACTAATAAGCAGTAAAGACGTAGCAAGTTTTAGTGCAGTTTTCATAACTACTCCTCAATCTCATCTTTGATAAAGATACCGTCAACCATACGGCCTCGACGGTCTTTAATCTGTTCGTAGGCGTACTCTACACAAGCGTCCATGCTAATACCTAGCTGAGCGCAGAGAATGGTCATGACAACAAACATATCACCAAGAGCATCGCTTGCCTCAAAGACACGGTTACGGGCTACAGCATGAGCCAACTCACCGACCTCCTCCATAAGCTTAAGCATTTGGGCTTGTGTATTAGAGCCTTGAACCAAATTTCGGTCATCAGCCCATTTTAGAATCTTATCTGTGTAAAGCATAGTAAATCTCCTTTTTCAATTAACTCATAACACTTAGTTATTCCTTGTCAACAAGTTTTTTATCTTCCCAGTAAGTAAAATAAATAGCTGCTGCATCGGCTGCATCCTCATCGTACTTACGTTTACCCCTATTAACACCTGTCTTCTTGATGGTATATGGAACTTTAATGCCTCGACGTAAACATTCGTCAATCATGGCATCCTTCTTAGCGCCACCGTTGCCTGTAAAGACCTTCTTCACATGCGTAGGAGACATCAAGTGGAGGTTAATCCCATAAGTGCTGCATAGAATCTTAACACAAGTTTTCAATTCATGGAACACCTCATTTGCATGTCCCATCTGGCAGATAGCGTTCTCTATGACGACAGCCTCGTAATTAGTGGCAGCCTCACCTCGGTTGTAGTTGATAAGACGCTCCTCAAGCCATAGGAAGAAGTCTATATGGCGTGTCTCTCTAGCTAGTTGGACAGAGCCTAAGCCCTCGGAATCACAGAAGCCAAACTTGGTAGCTAGGTCTAAAGCCAATACTCTTTCGTTACTCATACTATTCTCCCTCAAATTCTGGCCACATAAAGGCCGTGTTGTTGCGCTGGATGATAGACCAACTAGTTTCTATCATAGGCACATCACCCTTAAGCACCGCATTGCTTATAAAATGTTCAATAATATTTGGATGATTAGCATCTAAAACATCATAATCCTCATCTTTAAGAAACACGCACACAACTCCATCTGGCCGCATATCAATCAAGTCATCTTCAATCGGCTCCAATATCCCCATGCTGTCGGGGTGGATGTATATTTTAGGATATTCAATCTCGCCTGAAATGGCCTGATATATATAAATCGAATTATCATCAAACTTCATACCAAACTTCTCTAACATCCAAGCCGCAGCCAGTGGGTCTGTATAATACGCTTTCATACCAAATCTCCGTCCATGGGGTAAACGCCTGCTACAACCCAGCCCTCTTTACGAGCGCGGGCATTAGCTATTTTTGCGGCGTGGTTCAAATCAGCGGCATATATCACACGCCAGATATTGCCTAGAAACTCGATTTTATACATTATAACCCCTCGCCCTCCGTCCATTTTACATTGATACAAGCAATTCTTTCATCGAGTGCGCTTCTATCAGCCTCGTCTTTTGTTCGGTACGCATATCCGCTCCCTGTGCCATAAACATTCACCCACACCTCACCGCTGCGGGGTTCTTGCCATTCTGAGATGAGGCTATAAATGGGACACACTTCGCGCTCGCCTGTTTTGCCATGCGGATACGTTCTATCTACGTTGCTATGCCATACAATAAAATCCCCAAGGTCGCCATTATGACGCCCAACCACCATAGCACGCCATCCGCCACTGGCCTTATATTGCTTGCCGATTTCTAGTTTCATTTTATCCTCCATATTTTTTACTGCGGCTTTACAATTTTCAATGCAACGGGTTGCCCAAGCAAATTCCTCACTATCGGTCATCCTGTATTTTTCCATTGATTTTCTCCTCGTTACGTTCTTCTGCTACATATTTACATTTTGCTACCTGTAATTTATCTAACTCATTTAGTGCCATAATTAAAAGCGGTAAATCACAACAGTATAAATATCCATAATTGTCTGTTTTTTCACTCCCAAAAAATAAATGCCTAACACCGTCAAAAGCAACCTTACCTTCAAAAACTACATTATAGTAAATGCCATCATAGATTCCGTGTTGATTTATACGCTGAGTGCAAAAGTTCAAACACTTAAACTCAAAACCATCGCAATTATCCTCTGGCTTAAATGTGTCTTTATACAACAAAACACAATCATCACCGTTGAGCTGAATCTTATTCCAATCTGTAGCGTCTAACTGCTCTATAGTTAAACCCTCATCCATACTACTTCTCCTCATGCGGTGGTTTTGGTGTGGCGATAACAGGTAGCCTGCCAATCGAACCAACTCTAATCTGCATAGCCTCCACCTCCTTGATGATTTCAGGCAGGAGGGAGAGGGATTTTCCAACAAGCACGTATGCAGGGTGGTCTGATGTATAAGTAAAAAAACCTCTATGTTTTGTAGATTCTTTTGGCATAATTCTTGACGCTTTTACCAAAGCCTCCTGCACCTGTTTAAGTTTATCGGTTAGTGTCATCGCGTGTGTCCTTTTCTAATGTTCGCATTTTACCAATTTAATCTTGCTGCAAATGCAGCGGTATTTCCAATGAAGGCCATTGTCATTATTCACAAGGCCAATATATCTCCAACGATGAAACCAGTGCATACCCCTACCCCTCCACCTTAATGCCAGATGCGGCGAGGTATTCGAGAGTTTGGTCATAAAGCGGATGCTCTCTAAGGGACGCTTTGGCGCTGTCTTTATGTAACTCCAATTTCGCAATACGCATCCATTTCTTTAGCAGCAAAAACGCATCCTCCACGCTCACGGCTTGCTTTTTCGGTGCATGAGTGTGGCATTCCGCTATGTCGCAAATGTCGCAAACACGAACAGCACCAGATGGAAAAGTTTTTACCGATTTAGTCTCAGGCACAGGCAGGGCGCGGATTAAATATGCCATTCCTCTCTCCTCAACATTTTCACATTCTCTTGCCGCAGCTTCCAGCCCTGCGCGGTAGCCATCTTCGTAGGTTTTAGTCATGTGCCATCTCCCTATTCTGAAATTTCAAACCATAGCTTAAAGCTGTCTGGCAATGGCAACCAATAAGCATAACCAGCATTTTCAAGATAGCCTCGTTCCAAAAATTGCGCCTCATGGTCGTATAATTGCCCATCATCATCTTTGAAAAATACATTGCCGCCAGACCCATCGCCAAATAGCGCGACAAATTTAGTTCCTTTTTTGGGCGGGTCTGTAAATACACTACGCATCATTCTTCTCCTTCAAAAGTGGGGCGGCTATTTTATCCAGTGCGGCCTTTGCAATGACAGAAGCTTCCCCGTCTAGTTTTTTAATCTGTTCAAGCGCCTCAATAGCAATAATGGATTCGCACGTTGTGTCGTTTATGACCTCCTGCTGTCTGCGGATAATGTCTATAGAATCGGCCTGTGCGTTTTTCCAAGCATCGCGGGCAGGATGAAAAGAGGGTAAAGTTTTATAACCTGTGCCGTCAAACTTGTGTTCCCCTAAAAGATTCTTTCGCTCTTGGGCAAGCTGCTCACCTTCCGCCGCCATAGCTTCATATCGTTCCATGTATTGTTCAATGTCGTCGGCTAGTTGTTGGGGGTTAGTCATTGGGGGTCTCCATTAGTTTTTTAATAATATCACGGTCTTCTGGGCGGCACACTTCTAAGACTTTGCTTTTTAGTTCTTCCGCAGTAGTCGGCTCTTCAATGAGAAAAATATGCTTAACCATTTTTCCATTTTTGAGATAGCTTAAGGTGTATTCAATCATCATCGTTACCTTTCTGCGTGGGGGTTTTCCATGTTGGTATGTTGTTTGGGTTTCCGCTTTCTACTTTTGCCACATAACCGCCACCAGCCCGCACTCTCTTGAAAGTGCAAACCTTAATATCTACTGCGTCCACATTGTTGTCATGCTGGCTCACAGGAATAACATGCGGCGTTTTAGGTTTTTCATAAAAAGATATGAAATTTTGTTTTTCAAAAATGTTGCGCTGCTCCCATGTTAAATGCAAATAACCAGCGTATGGCTCTAAAACAGGTATGTCATACATCACACCCCGCCTTTCTGCTCGTTTAGGGCTTTACGAGCTATTGCAGCCACTAATGCGTCATTACCTGCCGCTGCATATAGCAAAGCCTCTTCCAGCTTTTTGATGCGCTCTTTGTCGGCGTTAGGCTGCACCCCCTGCGCTGCTAAAAGGGCGCGGTAGGCTAGACGCATCGTCAACTCACGTTCATAGTCAATAAGTGGGCGCGAGTTAAGCATCACCGCCACCGCCTCATCCTCGCTCAACGCAGGGCGGGCTTGTGCGGCTTGCCACTTAGCTCCCGCTTGAAATGATTCAGGCTTAGAATAAATATCATAGTGTTCGCGTGCATAAGCCTCAAACGCATCCCTCATCGCTTTATTTTCCATCGTTATTCTCCTTGGTGAAGCGCTTGAGGCGCTTGGCTAAACGCTCCCTATCTGCTGCTCTAACTATATGACTTGCATGAATCTCTACAATTTCACTCATATTCAGAGCAGCCTCCACCAACTCGCGCACCTCTTTGCTTGCGATGACGGCGGCATAGGCGGC